CACAAAACAGCCCATTTGGAGGGTTCCGGCCGGATTCTGGTTCTCTTGGATCGCATATTGCAGGCCTTGCTGGACGCTGCTTACTGCATAGCCAACAGCCATGATCGTAGCTCTCGAGCGGCTATTGATGTAGTTTTGAAAACGTGCCCGAAGCGCCGTATCACTTTCTGCATCCAGACCGTTTACAAACGCCGCCGCATTGCTCACGGCATCGATACCCGGTATGGCGGAGGCAAGTAACGTGATAGCACCCGCCTGAACGTTCCCCGCTGATCCCGCGGTCTCAGCGATAACCGGGATATCCATGGAACTCGCGGTTGTTGACATGACATAGCCATTCTGCACGGCGTTCCAAGCCGCGTTGCTTGTGTCCTCACTGACGGCAAAGGTCTGTGTACCATCCGACGTGCGGACAAGTGCACCCACTGGCACTAGCGTAGTGCCGACAACGGTAAAGCGGGAGAATGTAGCAATGCCGGTTGCGGCGACAGCCGGCAATCTCGTTAACCCGAAATCTGCCATCCAGCTATCAAGATCGCCACCGGCACTGGTTGCAGCCCGAGTGGTCTGCAACACCAGCAGGATCAGCCACTGCATCCACAGTGCAATCGACGCGTTGGCTTCGAGAATCGCACGAAGTGTGGAACCCACAGTCAGATCCAAGAGCTGGCCAGCGGCCGATTGCACAGACGCCGCCATATTCTGCATCAGAGTAGAGAAGTTTTGGAGCGAAAGTTGCATAGCTCAACCGTTGACCGAGAAGGATAATACCTGGGTCTGTCCCGATGACGCATCGACGTAAAGTATCTGCAGGTAAACTGTACCTGTTCCGCTAGCCGCATCCAATTGCACGCTGATATTCGGCTCTGGCGACCGGGCCACCGCTGCCTCCTTAAATATTTGGCTACGGACGATGGCCACAATCCGCGACACGTCGGCTGGTTGGCCGATGAACTGCGCCAGTCCTGCACCGTAGCCGAGCTGCCAGATGTAGTCGCCGGCGTTGGTCATTAACCGTCGCAGAACCCGCTGCTGCCCGAGCAGTGAACCGCTTACAACAGCGAGATCGCCCGTGGGCCCGATCGCGAGATCGCCACCCCATTGCAGCGACAGATCGCCCACTGCTAATCCTGTTCGCTAGTTGTGGAAGTCTGGCCACCACGCGAGTCTACGTGCGTGTGCTGATTATAATGACTGCGCAACGCCGCGAGCGATCCATGCTGATCGTAAACGTCGCCGGCCACATGTAAATCGCCTGATATCCGGACTGTGCCGTCGTTCAGTAGCTTTAAAAAGCTACCCGATTGGTGTACTAGCCAAAGCTCTCCAGATGAGGCTTGCGGTGCGCTCGAGACGTTGCTGAACGCACGACCGACCACAACGCCGTTCTCTGCGTCCCCCTCCTGCGCCAACACGAAAACCTGATCGCCTGGTGCAGGAGGGCAGCTCATGCCCCAGCCGGCGCCCACCCAAGGTGACAGCAAGGGTAGCCAGCCGCTTAATACCGACTCGGGCTGCAGCATCACTCGCACCGTTGCGTTCGCTGGGTCAACAGATGTTACCAACCCGAAGCGGGGCTGGGCCTGAACTTGGTCAAGTCGCCCTGCTTCTCCCTTGAGGGCATTAATGAACCTGTCCATAGGTCCTACCCTGTCACGCTACCGACGATGTCGGCCGGTGTCGTCGAGATGGTTCGTGGCGACGTGTTCTTCGCGCGCACGCGCTGTATAAAGCCTTGTTCAACCGAAAGGTGTCGTTCGATCGTGTCGACGAAGTAGGTTTGATCGAAATCGGTGGCTGTTCCGATCAATTGGATCACACTACGCGGATCGAGAGTAAGATCACCGGGCATTGTGGCCTCCCAAACCCGTTCATGCTGTGTCAGTTCTGCTGCCTTTTGCTGGGCTAACTTCAGGGCATCATTCATCGTCAAATTGGGACGGACAAAGACGTAGTGTTGGGGTGGCCCGGAAGATGAGGTTCCGGACGCGCCACTGCCTCGTCGGCCGCTTGCTCTTACGGTCTGGGTGAAGGCGTTCTGCTGGCGGCTATTCCAGCTTTTCACAGTGACCACTATGTCGCGCGCCAGGGTGAGCGAGCGCTCCAATCGGAGATCCTGAAGCTGCGCCGGTGTTACCGCGTAGGGGGTGGCGGGCAAGCTGGCCGCCGGCTGAAAATAGAGGGATGTCCCGCTGACAAAAACGTCAAAGCCTTCCTGACCAGCAAGGAAGATCAACAAATCCCATTCGGTCATAGACCGGCTGAACTGGTTTAAGGAAATTCTGTCATGCTCATTCTGATAGTACCGCCCAACTGGCGTAGTCGTAGCGGTGACAATAGGCGTCATTTTATGACGGTCAGCGAATATAGTCGCAATCTCGCTCGACGTTCGATTGGCGAACGTCTCTTGCGTACGATTGTCAATCATTGAGGCCGTCAGATCACGACCCTCGATGCGGAGCGCCCCGGTAAGCACATCAACGGAGACGGAATCGATCAACCCCTGGATCAAGCTGGTATATGTCGCTCCTCCATCCAGGCCAAACTGAATATCGAGCAAGATATCTGTCTGGGACGCCCAATATGCAGCGTTGGCCCAAAGATCGAGACCGAGGGCCACAACCACGCTGAAGCGATCTGCGGCATAGTGATTGTTTGAACGCACGTCAGCCTCAACGGCGCCTTCAATTGGTGCTCCGTTGGCCAGGACGCGTAGGCGTGGCGCCCGCCAGGCCGACCCAGTCGATGGGCCAGCGGCCTGCCAGTCAGCCAAACCATTCCCCATGGACATGCCGATGAAGCCCGATGTGGTGTTGCTCACCGGGTCACTGGGGGGCAATGCCACCGCCGGCATTGGCGTCAATGTCGGGGATCGACAGCGTCACAACGCCAGCCAACATAGGATCGTCAATCCCATTCAGCTGCGCGATTCTGATCCACTGCGTTGCGTCACTAAGCTGCTGCGCCGCAATTTGGAACAAGTTGCCGCCAGCGACTGTGATCGTCATCATCGTCAAGTGCTCGCGTACGCCAGATTGGTAACAGCACGTCCGAGGTAGGCCTGCGCGATACTGAGTTGGCTGAGTTGTTGCGAGGCGCCGACGACAGAGGCCAGACCAGCGATGCCGCTCTCGGCACTGCCGGACGAATTTAGGGCATCGGTTGGAAAGGCCATCTGTGCGGCACCTACGGCACTCGACAGGCTGGACTGCGCGCCGACGAGGTCGGCCTGTGCGACACCATAGGCTGCGGAGTCCCGCACCACAGCCGATGGATCCGATATGGTCGACTGCAGCTCAGATATATCGGTACCACCCGACGATGCTTGGCTTATCGCAGTGCCGACATCGCTCAACACCGAAGCTCCGAGTGACAACGCTGTCTCGATTAGTGCGCTGGCTTCATCACGAAGAACTGTGCAGGTTATTTTGTATGGTATCCAGTTACTGGTTGCATAATCGGCCTGAAACCGGCTGATAACGACAGTATAAAAGAACGCATCCCATGTCAGGAAAAGAAGCGCACCAGACGCCCGCATCTCGTCGAGAAGCCTTGCCCGCAATGTAGCGTTGTCACCGCAGAAAATGCCGGCAAAGCAAATATCTGCATCGTCGCGACCAAGTGTATCTATGACCCGGAGACCGCCGGGAAGCCGATGCACCGTCAAGCGCTGCGTGCCGCCGAAATTGATCCCGCAGGGAACCTCGAAGTCCTCAAATGCCACCGGCCCAAGAAGAAGCGTCGTATTCGTCATGACATCTTTCTCCAAGCAGGAATTTGGCGTGCTGGCAGCGCGTTATCGGTGGATGTTGTCACGCGATGCGGCCCGGAATCTGCAAGCGGTCGGCGGTGAAATCGTCTCGCGCCACTACGGCCTCACATACCAGCCGTTCGAAGTGGGACGCTTGCCCGCTGAGCGTGTCGGTCAATTGCCGATCGGCGCGCCGGCCCAACTGGGAGACATCCGCGGGTCGAAGCCAGTTGCGCCCGGCGGTGGTCGCGTCACTTGGCGCTCGATGTATTTTGTTACCCAGCGTCCTAGTGTCGTGCCGTCCAGATGGAGTTCGGCGTAAGCCAGCCGATCAGTCTGGGCTGAACCAGCCGAATTGCCCGCAGGGCCTGGTTCGCTCGGTACGTCCCGTTGGCGCATCCCCTTCAGGCCACGGCGTGCGGGCAGGGGAGGTAGCATTCCAGACTCAGGCTCTGATTCGGGCGAACGTGACGACGAGGCTGGCATCGGAGCGGGTGTGGCCGGTGGCTTCGGTGGCGCTCGTCGTAAAGGCTCGGGCGCGGCCGGCTGGGCTGTTGCCGCGGGAGGCAATGCAGTAGCCTGCGTCGCGCTTCGTGCTTTTCCAGCATCCGCTAATGGCGCGGCAGGCGGGGCAGGGGGTGCCGTCATTGCGGGGCGTGACGGCACCGGAATTGATGGAATCGGCTTGCCGACCACCGAGGGGTCCGCTTGTGGCGTTCCAGAGGATATGTTTATTGCCGGAGACGGCGACGCAGGCAAACTAGGTACGCTGACAGTCCAGCGGGATGAGTCCTCTGATCCTGACGAGGATTTCGGCACGGGCGGCGCCAAAGATCGCGCTATGGCCGCAAAGTCGAGGCCTTCGATACCGTCGTTCAACAGCGTTGGCGCAGGTGGCACAGGCCGGACAATCTGCGTTGCCGGCATCGGCTGGACAGCCGGACGGGCGGACACTGGAGGCGCAATCGTTGCCGCCAGGCTTGCCGACGGCTGGACCCCCGATCCGACAGTGAGCGCGTCGGCCGCTCGGGAAGCCTCGGCGCGCGGCATGGCGGCCGGCGCCTCGGATGTCGGGATCGACGGCGTCATCCACGGCTGCATTTCCAGTTCGGACGGCGGCATCAGGGCGGGCACTGATGTCCGTGCTTCCGCCAGTGGCGTGGGAGATGGCAATGCAGGCTGTTGATCGTATTTCGGAGGCGCGAAGAGCGCAACGGGCTGCGCCGCCTGCGTCGTCGGCGTGGAGTATCTGACATCGCCCGCCAGCTTGCCAAGCATGACCAGTCTGGCTGCACTTTCGGCCACCGCGACGTCGAGTTCGGCCAAATCGCGCCGTATCGCGATAATACCCTCGGAGACGCCGTCTTCCAGGGCAAGCGTGATACCGATTGTGTACGCATCGATCATTTCAGGAATCCGCGAGATAGCGCGCGAGTGACGCAGCGATCGTCTCAGCCAGTCCTTCGGCGGCGCCCGCGGCGGTCGAGGCAAGGAATGGGCGTGGTGGATCCGTACGGGTGCCGAGTTCCTGATCCACGGCCACATCGCTCAACGACCCCACGATGACGGTGGTCCCGTCTACATCATGGCCGATCGAGTCTCGCAATGCGCCCGTACGCAACCAGGGTACACTGTGTTCGGGGC